ATTGTCTAATAGGCACGGGACTGGGTATACTTACTCGAGTCAATTTACTAGCGATGAAGAAGCTAAACAAGAATTTAATAAATGGCTACTAGAAAAGTATAATGTTGAACTTACTAGCGATCGAGTTCTTAAATTTGATAGCGGATATTATAAAGATGAATGGATAGGTAATTGTGTTTGCATCGGCCTAGCTAGTAGTTTTGTTGAGCCGCTTGAAGCAACTAATTTGCACCATACATGGATTCAAATTGATATGATAACGAGATTATATTCCGGTAAGCAATCACAGTTTAATCAAAAGAGTTATAATAATCGTATGCATTTATTACTAGAAGATAGTTTTAGATACATTCGTTGGTTTTATCATACTGGTAGACAAGATTCAGAATTTTGGAAATACATGAATAGTAATGTTCCTGAATATATCAATGACTTAACAGAGTTAATAGATAGTGGCGGTTACATAACTAAAGATCATTTTGCTGGTTCAGGAAGTTTTATGTTCGAAGCATCTGACTACAACTGTATTGCTTACGCCCACTCTCATTATAAAAATCTAGACGGAATTAAGAATGTGCTAAAATCAAGACACTTGTTTGATCATGCAAATAAAATTTCAAAAGAAATTAAAGATATAAAACAAAAATATTTTAGTTCAGAAGTTGATCATAAAATGTGGATCGATTATATTAAAGGAAAAAAATGAAAATATACGAAAACATATTATCAGAGTCAGTGTTCGATCTACTCTGTGACAAAGTATTAGGATTTGAATTTGATTGGCACTGGAGTGCAATCACATATCCATTTGGTCGATTAAACACTAACAACGTGCATCCTTTTAATTTAACGCATTATCCTATTGCTAACGGTCGCCCATGCACCCAGTTTGGTGAATTTTTAGAACCATTGCTGTATGACGCTATTGATAAAACTGGCGAACGTATTAAAGAAATATTTAGAGTAAGAGTAGTTAACCAACCTAGGACTTTTGGTCAATATACCAATGATCCGCATATTGATTTGCCATGGCAACACAATGTTGGTATCATATATCTCAATGATACTAATAGTCCCACAGTTATCTATAAAGAAAAATTTCCATTCGACACAGATCAATCTAAATGGGATGATTTCCCACAAGCTAGTTTTGGATATTTTAAAGATAATTTTCTAGGGCGCGAAACTATTATACACAAGGTTGTGCCTAAACGTAATAGATTGCTAACCTTTGATGGCGGGCATTATCACGCAAGTGCTACTCCAGACGATGTTGACCGTCGTGTTATTATTAATTTTACCTATTCAACTAGATAAGATCTAGTAAATCAAATATTGTTTTAATTTTAGTTTTAACAATACGATTTGAAAAACTATTGCGAAGTCCTTGATGCAATGGCTTTGGAGTGTAGTCGATAGTTGACCATGCCCAACCTTGATGTTCATCACTGAGGGTTGGCACAAATTCATTTTCTATTACGCATAGATAAGTGTGAAAATTAAAAACTTTGTCGTTAGATACAAAAGTTTCTAAGGGAATTGTTTTGATTATCTTAGGATGTGCACCAATCTCTTCTGTAATTTCACGCTGTAGACCCTGCCAAGGAGTTTCTCCTTCAACGTTAGTGCCACCTACTAATCCCCAAGTGCCACTGTGCTTACCCCGTGCTTTTTGAAGTAGTAAGAATCTACCAGTAGTTTTAGCATAGATTAATGCACCACTACAAACGATTTTATCAGTTAAAGAACGATTCTCCATTGGCTTGACGTATACTCACCTTCGAAACTCTTGACCCATTGGACACCATTCCAAAGGTATTGAACTCCAGTGTATATATTCGTCTGCCATACCATGGTATCTGAGAAGTGGGTGTAATCAAATATTACATGCCATTGGCTACCAGTCCACTCTATAATATCGTTAGCCTTTGCAACTAAAGATCCCCATGCTTCGGTAGTATGCCCTGAACTTCCGATATCTTCAATTATTAATAATCTTAAACCAACGCTAGGTGTTCCTGGATTATAAGTTTGCGGGTTTACAATAGCATCAAATGTTCCAGGGCTAGATGGGCGATAGCTAGCAGCCGCATTGTAGTTTTGATTAGTATCTAAATAGCCATTGCTGTCAATGCCAGTATTAGGAACAAGGGTATCTGCAAAGTATGTTACATTTAATCTAGTCGAATCTAACGGATTAATAGCAAATGTGCCTACTACTTCGGTTCCATTAGGCTGAGTCAAATACAGCATGCTTGATCCAGCTATGTATTTTCCTGGATATCTGTCAAATAAATCATGCCAATTGATAGCGGCAGACCCGCCTCTAGTAGGTATATCTAAATTAGGTTCTCGAGGGGTATATCCTTCGTTACTGGTCAGCAGTATAGCTTCGCCATTGTATATTTGGATAATATAATCTGATACAGTAGTAACTTCTTGGCTTAGTAAATCTGATAAGAAAGATGTTCCAGTAGTTAATGGTTCTCCTAGCCCTTGAACATAGCTATCAGAATCTGTTTGATAGTTATTGTAGATGCTGGTAATAATCTTAGTAATAACACCAAGATGTTTAACTTTAACTGGAGGACTGATCCATATAGGACTGTCAAATGTAAGAGTAGCAATATCAATTGGATTCTCTGTGCCTACTGGAACTTGTCTGCTACTCCAATTTACTGAACTTAAATTTAAAACACTTAAACTTGTCCAATCGATATAGTTGTCAGTTGTTTGTATTTCTAAACTAGGATTGAACAGCACCATAATTTGTTCTAGAATCTGTAGTTTTTGTTCTGTGCTAGAACTCCAGATATCGCACTTCATGGTTAACTTAAATGGTGTTGGCATCAATCTTTCAATAGTATAATTTTTACCTTGAGCTTGATTGTAGGTTTGCTGGCCGTTATCAACTTGTATGTCTCTTTCTCTAAAGTTTAGTTTACCAACATAAGATGCATCACCTAGTCTACTATGGTCAATATCTAATCCAGAAATATAAACTGCAATACGGGGAACCGATGCCACGGCGTTAGCTGAGTTTTGACTAATAATAGATCCAACCTGACGATCGCTATCACCATACATTACCGGGACACGAACTAGTGTCCCGTCTCCGTATTTGACTACAAAATTACTTAACACACGAATTGTCTGTGTCAAGTAACGTCTAATCTGTCCATCATAAAAGAATTGCATTAAAAATCCGCCTTAGGTCTAAGAGCTGTTGACAAACTTTGTCTCTGAGCTTCTCTGTTGTTGCATATATTGATAGTCCATTGCCCTGCATACGGGATTGTCTGTTGGACTAGATTATTATTTACATCTGGTATCTTTGGAAGATTTATTTGCAAATGGCCAGAATTATTAACTAGGATACCAGGATAAGACGGACTCGTAGTCATCGGATGATCTGCAACAACATAAGCAAGTATTGTTGTTTGATATTTCAACACCACATACAAACCAGTTTGATATGAGACGCTGGTATTAATTTGTGTTTGCCCAACAGTTAATTCAATATAATCAACAGCAACTGAATCATTATAAATGTAATCACTATTATTAATAAAGCTAGTTTTAAGAGTAGATCGTGTATCATTGTTGGTCATATTCATACGCACTGCATCTTCAACAACTACCCATCCGTTGACTTGAGTATCATATCTAAATAATCTGTTTGGTAAAAAGTCCACTCTTAGATAAAAATCATTGTCTGCCGGATTGTTTGGAAATTGTATTCCAAATCCAAACGCATATCCGTTAACCGGAAAGCCATCACCTACTAGGTATCCAGTATATCCTGTTCTAACAGGCACACCATTTACTGCGGCAGCATTGATGTTGCTGGCATTGCTAGCATCTAATGTTGATTGATCGGCAGTTTCTAAAACTGGTTTGCCGGTATTAGGATCAACAGCAAGTGTATAAAACTGTCTAGTTTCATAACCACTTTTTGCGGCATCGGCTTCAGCTTGATTTACAACAGCATCATTAATAGATAGTGCTGTATTTTGTGTGCTGAGAATGTCTAACAATGTAGTATTTGCTACCGGATCCCCATTAGCATCAGTAGCTGGTTGATTAAAGATGCTGGCAAATTGTTGACTGTCAGTGACTTTCTTACAACGTAATCTATACAAATGTGGTTGCCAAGTTACACTAAAACCGCCCGATGAACGACCTACATCATCGACTACATAGTATCTAGGCAAAGCAAAGCTGAGATTATTAAGTGCAAAATCATCTCGCAAGTGAGGAAGCTCTATAACATCACCATTAATTGGTTTACGCCCAATATACTTGATAAAATCGTTAATATGAATTTCTAAAAATATAGTATCGTTATCGATAAACAACCCAAATTGACTTAGACTAAATTCACTTTGCTGAACATTATACAAACCTCTAATTCTGTATACCTGCGTATCATAAGTTCTATCACGATTTTCTAAAAGTAGTAAGTCTTGAATATTTGTAATAGAAGTTTGTGCGTAATTAGGCTGGTCAGCAGTAGCATTGTCTGCACTAGTATTTGCACCTAGATATTTGTGTAGATATACATCAGTTCCGCCTGCCTGGAACATTTCGCTAACTTGGCGATCTATAAAGTTGTAATCGAGCCCGTATTCCGGCTTGTATAAAGATAGTCTTGGCATATGATATTTATCGTAAGCTAAATATACTAGGAGAGTAAAAAATGGCTGATTCGCTACCTACAAATAACACTACTGATTCTACAACCGAACGAAACGCGGTCTTTGACTACATAAAGACCATGCTCGGCGATGGTATGATTGATGTAGAATTAGATCCTGCGCACTACGAGTTAGCCTTAGACAGAGCTCTTACACTTTATCGACAAAAAAGCTCAAATGCTGTTGAGGAAAGTTACAGCTTTTTAGAGCTTATACAAGATCAAAATGAATATCGTTTACCGGATGAAATTATTGAAGTCCGCGAAGTATTCCGTAGAGCTATCGGTTCTAGAAGCGGACTAGGTGCCGGCGGCACACTATTTGAGCCGTTTAATTTGGCCTACACTAACACCTACATGATGTCTGGTAGCATGATGGGCGGATTGGCAACATACGAAATGTTTGCCGGTTATCAAAAGCTAGTAGGACGCATGTTCGGTAGTTATATTGAATACAATTGGAAAAGAACAAGTCATATTTTAGATATCCTACAAAGACCGTTTGCCCAGGGCGAACAAGTATTGTTAAGAACCTACAACTATCGCCCTGATTGGGTATTGCTACAGGACATTTATGCAAAACAATGGTTAAGAGATTACGCACTTGCAGTAGCCAAGCAAATACTAGGACAAGCACGTAGTAAATTTGGGTCAATTGCTGGTCCAGGATCACCTATTACTCTTAATGGAACTGCATTGATAGCAGAAAGTAAAGAAGAAATGACACAGCTTACTAAAGATTTACAAAACTTAGAAGCAGGCGGTATACCATATACGTTTGTATTAGGATAATAATATGTCAGCAATTACTAGAGAGATATTAAATCCAAATTTAACTATTGAAAGTTCAATAACACATGCTGACGGGTCAATACAAAAAGTTATAAAATCTTACAATGAAATTACTTTTGATATCGACTGCGCTAAGACATACTTAATTAATGAAAGAAACGCTCAAGCAGGGCAAAAAGTATTGTTATGTGAAAATGCCTGGCCTCATTTTTTAGTTTGGTTTATTGCCTGCTCGGAATTAGGTATGGGTTTTGTATTTTTAGATAGAATCAATGCAAATAATTCTGAGAGTTTAGTAAACAAACTAAACGGATATGGAAAAATTGATCACGTAATCGTCTGGCCTTACGGAACATTAGCTAAGAATTTAGGACCTTATAATATAGATTCTATTCATGTTGGTGTTTATAGTTTTTATAGATCCCCGCTTACTAGACCAGACGAACATGCAGATGTATTTTTAGCAACTCCTGAATCAAAATTATTTTATAGGATGACAGATGGCATTCCTAAAATAATAGAGCATAGCCATCAATATGTATATGACTTACTAGAAAGAAATGCAAAACTTTATAATTTAAAAGACAATGATTCTTGTTTGCATACTACCGGATTTCATTTAGGTTTTAGTCCAGCTTCTTATATTTTACCAGTTATAAAATATTGTGCAACACATTATTTTGTTGTCGACATTGGAAATAATGTAAAAAATATTTTACAATTAAAAAATATTACACATAATATGCAAAATGGTTTTGATAACCAACCTATATTTGAAACTTTAGAAACTCTTGGCCCGGTGCTATTAAACAACAAATGTTTAGATAACTTTTTTGGTGTATATCTTGGACCCGGAAATTTCTTAACAATAAGATTGCCAGATACTACTGATGTAATTACCAATTCTGTGTTTTCAAAAGAAAACGATGAATTTATATTAGTAGATACTCCCAATGTTGTAGTTATAAACGGAACTCTTATTAATACTTCTGCATTAGTCTCTGTAGTAGCAAGTTTTCTCAAAGCAACGC